AGCCAGTACCACCAGAAGTAACAGTAGCAGAAATAATGCGACCACCATCGACGACAATTGAGACACGACCACCAGTCCCATCGCCGTTAATAGCAACATTGTCATAGGTTCCATTGTTATATCCTGACCCAGCTGAGTTTATCACAACTGTGTCTATTTCACCAGCCACAGCATTTGTCTTCACCGCATCATTGGTGAAAACGGGCATATAGTCATTAGAGAAGAACTTTAAGACACTAGCAACAGGAATAGTATAAAGATACTTCCAGCGATAGCTATCGGAGGTAGTGATAATACTTGTTGAAGTGCCTGTTGGCTCAACTGTTGAAGGTTTACCATTTGGGTCTGAAGGACTTGTACCGTTATATATGCACTTATACACCTGATACTGACTGTTTACAACGTAAAAATCAGAATCGTATAATTTTGTAGCACCAGAAGATGCTGTTTTACTTGGTGAGTAATCATGACGATACATGTCATAGGTAAAACCTAGACCACCAGTAGTTTGCTCAGGACTTACCCAGTCGATACGACGTACCACTTGAACCGTGTCGGCAGCTAATACACGCTTCAGTGAAATCATATCGTCATAGGAAGACGAAAATTCCAAAAAGGAGTCTACTGCTTGTGGAGGTGAGTTTTCATCATCCCAAGCTTGAGGTCTACCTATAAAGATATAAACCCTGTCTCTCGTTGCTCCTGCATCTGCGTCACTCTGTGTCGATATTGGACCTTCGAGTGCTTTAATGAATTTTTGAGCAGAAAAGATTCTAAATTGATCTGTTAATAACGCTGCCATTTAACTATAGGTACTTAATGTCCTTTGTCTATTTATCAAGGTTACTGAGTCCTTGCTATTGTTTGGAACTCGATGCTCTTAATTCGATAAGAAGCACCACCGTTTCCTACCAGTTTTTCACCACCTAGAATTGCCTGTGCAACTGCTGTTGTGCCACTTGTAGGGGCAGCAATTGTTACTGTTGGGTGAATATTATATGTGTTGTCTACAGACTGCTTATATCCATAACCACCATTAGTGATAGTTATAGATGCAACTTGGTCTCCAGCAGCAGTTAAGACTGCTGTGCCTGTTGCCTGTATATCACCAATTGTTTCAACTGTTACAGCTGGTGCTGCACTGTAGTTAGTACCAGCATTCTGTATATTGAAATCTACAATAGTTCCTGTATCAGAGAATTTATACAAGTAACCAGCAACACCAACATTGACGTTACCAGTATTAAATGGAATTATATCTCCAACTTGTAATTTACCTGTGCTTGGGTTCCAAGATACTACCGTCCCCTTAACACCAGATACATCACCAGTTACTACTTCATTAACTGCATAGTTGTTACCATTACCATCATTAGCATCAATAGTAATTTCCATTAATGCTGTATGTGGCACACCTTCATTCAATGCACCAGCAGAGGTAATAGTTGCATACTTAAATGGTATATCAGCATCCTTAATACTGTCACCTGCTTGGAATAGGGTTGTGTTTGTGCCACCCTGTGTTTCCTCGATACCATATAAGGAGTTGTATATACCACCATCCAGACTAATCTGGTTTTCAAAATCTGTTCCTGTATTTACTAGGTCAGGTATACCGTCACCTGCACCTGAGTTTTCATCATCATCTTCAAACTTTTTATCTTGTAATGTTGTAATAGGTACTGTCAATGTAGTAATAACATCGCCAGTTGAATTTAATACTACATGTGGTTGGAATCCTGAGTTAGCAGAATCAGCAACACCAGCATCAAACTGGACAATAGCATCTTCTGTAGATGGAATACCACCATCAATGAATGCCAATTCATCAACTTCAAATGCTACAAGTAATTCTCTTGTCTGATTATTCCAGTCATAAACCTTTGCTATCTTATTCTGAGCATTCTCAACCCTTCTAATTACTCGGTCACCAACATTAAACTTATAGTTTGAAGTGCCATCTTGAGCATTCTGTCCACTATCAAGAATAACACGTTGGTCATAGTTGAAATTGAGACCTCTTGTTACATTACTAAACTTCTCTCTTGATTTGGAAGAGTATGAAACTGTCTCATTGTTAATTATTAACTTACCTGATCCTGGATATGCATCTGTAGAATCAACATATATCTCAGTCTGACTAGCAGTCATGTTTGCCAATAGTCCAGTCAGATAGAATGCTGTGGAGTTAAGTGACTGTCTAGCAGCAGTCTTTCTCTTAAGATTAACTAACTTAGTAAAGATAACGTTAGGAGTAGAAGTAAATCCTTGTCCCTCCTCTGTTACATTAATAGCAGTAATCTTACCTTGAGATATAACTGCTTCTGCTCTAGCACCAATACCGCCACCACCAGTAATTAAAACATAAGGTGGTTGCTGATAGAATTCACCAGGATTTACAACACTAATGGATGTAACCTTACCAGTAACATCAATCTTTGCAGCACCTTTAGCGTTTTGTCCACCACCACCTTCAACAATTAGAGTAGGAGGAGTAGCAAAACTTCTACCTGGATTTAATAGTGCAAGACCTGTAACAGTTTGGACGGTAGGAGTTGCTAAAGCACCAGTACCCCCACCACCTAAAATCTTTGCTTCTGCTGTACCAAAGTAACCATCACCAAATTTCTCCATCTTAATATAGGAGACTTTACCAGCATCAGCACCTGTACCCAATACAACTTCACCTTCTGCACCACTAGGAAACTCTGTAGGTAATGCTGGTAATGTATCACCTTCAAATAAAGGTACTCCTCTATACTGAGGTCCAATTACATAAGGATAAACTGGGTTACCTGATCCATCCTCTGCCATAAAGTATGCATAGGTGCCATTTGGATACTCAGGAGTAGTAGCAAATCTACCATTATACTTGTCAAGAGTTGCACCAGAAACAGCAGAATCATAGATATAGTCTTGAGTTAGGTCACCCATTATATAACCATCTTGGACTAATCTGAATCCCATATCAGCTGTTGAATATGAGAATGTATAGAGTAGTCTAGGTGCGTCTGTTCTGGGAGTAAACGTTAAAGTCCTTGAGGTTGCAGCATTAAATCCTGAAATATATTCTGTATATGTCTTAGTAACTCCTTCTAACTTATATACAACACCTTCTTCATGTAAGATTGAAGTATCACCATTAGCAGTACCAGCTGCTTGCCAACCATTTTCTTGTGTGCTTAACAACAGGAAGTTACTATCATTAGTAGAATGATCCTGGTTGAAAACGTATGTCTTACCTCTGAAAAGATTTAAGAATTGTACTTCACTACCACCAACATAGAATTTACCATTAGATACGGTGATAGTTTGTGTTACTGTAGATGCTGTAACAACAGCAGGTCTAGTACCATCAATCTCAACACCTGTCTTTAATCGATATCCTGATACCTGTCTAGCAACAGCACCTGCTGAATTATATCCATAAGGACCGTAGATTGGATATCCATCATAGGACATACCCAATATCTTAGAGTGACCGTCTGCATGTCTAGCATAATCAGGTCCAGTTGCAAAGAAATCGGTAATGTAATAATCATTTGGAAGAGGATCGTTGTCTGGAGTATTATCAAAGGTTATATAACCTTCATCTCCAGCGTATCCAGACATGTATCTGTGATACTTACAGTAATAATAAATGCGATTACTCTCATCAGCATTCATTAAGAAGAGTGGTTGGAATTCATTCTCATAGTCAGTAGACCATCCACCACCAGCACCAGTACTATTTGTGTATAGTGTGCCACCATTCAGTAGACCATCTTGTGTGGTACTGAATTGCATTGGATGACCATGAGGATGAGTACCAGTAATACCATTAGATGCATCAGATTGATTCCACTTAATTAGATAATTTGCTTGGACTTTAATATTTTCAGGAGAGAGATACCATCCATTAACATCAAACGCACCAAAATCTGCTGCATCAGCTCCGAAATTAATATAGAAAAGACCGTTAGGGAATGTAGTAGGGTCATTATTAATGGTCATTGTGAAACCATTTGCCCCTAGCAAATTATCTCCATTAGAAAATGTACCATTAACCAATCTTACATATACTCTCTGGACAATACCAGAACCATTTCTTACAATTTTTGCAACTTCACATGTCGCATTACCACCAACTAATTCTATTTGTCTACCAACTTCTACTGATCCCATTGTCTCAGAGACATTACCAACAGGAATCATTAAGTTATCGAATTCTACTTTAATATTCCAAGTGAATACTCTTTGAAAACCATTTTGTAATGTACCATTCTTCAGTGCTAAATGGTTAATTAATTTACTTGACTGATAATGATATACATTATTATCAACTACACCATCATAAGTATCATTAGATTTAATGAAATTTGATCTTACCGTGTCAAGACTGAATCCTACAGGGACATCAGTATGACCTTGACCCCATTCAGGAGTGTGGAGTTGTACTCCATTTGCCAAAAGACCTAGAACCTTATTCTTCTGGTCTGGTCTTGGCTCAGAAGCAGGTACATCTTTACCGCCTCTGTATATAAATGCTTGATTAAAATTTCTATCGACTAACGGTCCACCACCTGGTGCTCTTTCTCCAGCTACATCAGAAG